CTTGATCACCGATCCGGGGATGTACTTCGGCACATGGGCGCTGTTCTCTACCGCGTCCTCCGCATCCGTCAGGTTATCCACAAAGTACTCGCGGATACCAGCATAACGGCCACGGTTGATGGCAAAGTAGATGTTCTTCCCGATGCCGATGGGCTTCACATCAAGGTTCGCTTCGAACTCCGTCGTGGTCTTAACGGAGATCGTCTTGGCCGTGAGGAGGTCCGCATCACCCGGAACGAACTGGGTCTGGTCCGAGAACATCACCAGCCGCTCCGCGAAGGGGACGGCATGGCGCAGGATCGAGATCTTCACATGGCTCACGGACACGTCGATGGGATCGGTGTCGATCAACTCACGAGCCGAGGCCCGGAAGAAGTTGAAGAACTCCCCGTTCCGCGACATGACGATGTTCTCGTCCGCGAGGAAGCCGAGACGGTTCCGGTAGAAGAAGATGTCGTTGAGGGGCTTACCCACGAAGGACGGGAATGGGACTGTGTCCAGATCGCCAACCTTGCGGGACTCCCATGTCGCTACCTTGAACGTGAAGGTGTTATCACTCTCACGCACGAGGATGTGGGGCATCGTGCTGGCGAGAATCTGGTTGCGCTCACCGGGCTTCGCACTCTCGGTCCAGTTCCCATTGGAGAACTCAACCCAGTAGTTGCCGAAGTTGGACGTGGTGTCCGCAGCAATCTCGATCTTGAACCCCGAGGGGACGTTGGCAGCCGGAAGATCCGAGAACCGCTGCACCCTGCCCTTGAAGGCACGGAGCGCCGTGTCACCCTGACCATCCCTCGCCGTGACGTTGAAGTCCGTCGTGTTCGAGTAGTAGACCACCGAACCGGTCACCGACTTCGAGAACCCACCCGTCACCGGGATCGAGGTGTGAAGTTGGGTAGCAATGTTGTTAGTGGCGATCTGGGCAGCGTTAGCAGCCACAGAGCTATCAGGGGTCGTGAACGTCCCCGTGTTGGAGCCGCCAGTGATCTGGTACGTGGTCGAGTAGTTGCCTACCCGAGCCCAGAAGATGGCCTCAAAGGGCCTCGTAGCGAGTGGGGTCGTGTTCTCCTCCACCACCACGGACTTGTTCATGACGAAGGTGTAGTCGGCCACCGTGAGGCACACGAAGCCCTTCGCAGGGTCCGTATTGGTCAGGTAGGCCTTCCCGTTGGGGAACGCGACCGTCTTCTCCGTACCCGCCAGATCGAAGACCTTGAGGTCCCCGTTTGTGATGACCACGATGTAGCGTTCAATCGTGTCACGGTTGATCGTGTGGATGAAGGCGCTGGTCGTGGGGGTGTTCAGGAACCGCTTGATGTGCCTGGACGGGGGACGCTTGCGGAGACCCTCGACCACCGTGGAGTAGCCATTGATCTGCTCTTCAGCCTGCGAGGGCAGACGGAGAGCGTAAGGCTGCTGAGAGACCCCGTTGACGAGGTTTGGGATCGTGGTGGAGATCAGGCTCATCCATGGCCTCCACGGGTCGTCACGCGGTCAAGCACACGGGCCACGGGGGTGTTCGAGAGGATGTTGTGGTCAGCGGTGTCACCCTCGTTGTTCAGGAGGATCACCCACGCACGGGCAGCGTCACGCTCGTTGAAGGCGTTAAGCTGCTGAGATCCCACGAAGTTCGCTTGGAATCGTACACCAGCCTCCAGCATGAAGAACTGGCGGGCAGCCTCAGGGAGTTCCTCGAAGGGGAGGAAGACGACGATGTCGAACTTGTACTCCTGAGTGAACTGGTGGGTGTGTTTCACCCGGTCATACATCCGGGGTCCACGCTGGACGAGGTCGAGGTCACCCTCAACGAGGTCGATCTTGAGCGTGTTCGTCGGGGGCATCAGGTAGCCGTCAGGAGACGTAGGGAGGATTGTGTATCCCACCTCCGTGTTCCAGTGCCATCCCATGGCCTGATACTCACGGGAGACGTTCTTGAGGATCTGTCGGGCGAGAACGGCATCCACAACACCGTTGTTCTCCAAGGTGTTGACAGGGCTCTCGCCAATCGCGGCCAGCATCTGGTTGACCGCTTCGAGTTCAGTGGTTGGCGTCTCAGCCATTGAGATCTCCAAGGTCGAAAAAAAAGGGGAGACCCCTCTGTGAAGAAGGATCTCCCCTTGGGGATTACGAAGCCGCGTTCTTGATGGACACGACAGCCTCAGGACGGAGGACGCCATGGCCGACCGCGTACTTGGCCACCATCAGGGTGCCCTGACGGCGGATGTCGTACTCGCTCTCCATGCCGAGGCCCATGAGCTGGACAGTGCCCAGCGCGGACTTGTGCATGCAGAGGCCGGTGAAGTTCAGGAAGTTGGCACGGTAGCGGTTGCCCGTACCGGCGCGAACGTCCGTCACCGCCGACAGGTCGGTGTTCGGGACGTTCGTGGTCTTCACGATCTCGAAGCCGGCGATGCGAAGCACCTTGCCGTCCGAGTACGCGCCCTGACCACCCCAATCCTTGTTGATGTTGTTCGTGGTGGAGGCGAGAGCGTAATACTGAGCCGGGTTGAAGAACGCGACACGGTCGGTCCCAGGCACGTCGTTCTCGTCCATACGTTGGGCAGCGAGGAAGAGAGCGGCGGCGATGTGAGCGCCGTTTGTGGCGAAGTTCGCGGACGCGGGAGCGCCGGGGAACGTCGTGGTGATCACCGTGCCGCCCGGAAGACCGGTGATGACGTTGGTGGCCATCGAGGCAATGACGCCAAGCTGGAAGAGGTGCCTGTCCCACTGGGTTGCGAGAGCGCGGCCGATCTCCGTCGAGTAGATCGAACGGACATCGTAGTGGTTCTTGGCCTCGTCGATGTTCGCAAGGAAGGCGTGCGAGATTAGGAGGTCGTCGATGATGATCGTGATCTCTCCGTGGTTCATCGAAAGACCGGTGATCTCAGCGCCGGGGACGTGGTAGGCAGCGGAGATGCGGCCAGCACGGGGGAACTGGGCAGACTTACCGTGGGCGATCTGACGCAGCGTGACCCGGTTCTTCATGACCGTGGCCTGCTCGAAAGCCGTCAGAACTTCGCCGCCGAAGACCTTGAGAAAGAGCGCATCGACATCGCCTGCACCGTTGATCTGGCCAACGCGGGACGGAACAGAAGCAACCATTTTGAAATATCCTTGTAGATGTTGGAAGGAAGTGATGAAGCTCCCGTCGAACACCCACAGCACACGCAAGATTGTCCGGTCTGTTTCTCCCTCAGGAGGCTAGTAACGGGTCAGGGTTTGGTGTGAGAGTTACTTGGAAAAGCTGGTCACCCGCCGAATGGGCAAGTGGTGACACCGGGGGCCACTGGCTCACCCCCGGCTGAAAATCACTTCGAACAATTTGCTTCGTAATTGCGATTGTGATTGACGATCTGGCGCTTCGTGTCCGTCGTCAGAATGTCTTGGCGGGACGGCTTGAAAAGTTCCGTCCACGCACACTCAGTCGTTACTTCAATCGCGGTAGTACTTTGACAACTCGCGGTCGAGATCGCTATCAGAACGAGTAGCGACATCATCGCGAACCTTACGGGCCGCAAGATTGGCCTCCCGTTCTTTCTTGAGTTGTTCGAGACGAACCTCCTCCCGGATCTCGCGCTTCTTGACTTCGCGCTGATACGCCTCCCAGAGGGAGCCGAGGAGAGTGAAGAAGGCTGCGATACCTGAGAGGATGGAGTTCATTACTGGAGGCCGATGGCCGCGAGGAACACCGGGACGAACTCAGGGACTGGCACCTTGATGGCCGCGAGGCCACCGAGGATGAACGCAACACCCATCTTGAGCTTGTCCTTGTGCGTGACGAAGAAGGTCTTGACCTTTTCCATGGTTACACCTCAGAAGACGTTGGAGCGGGACAGACGGGTCATCACATCCTTGCGGTATGCGTCATCCATCTGGTAGCGGGGATCGCTCATTGCCTGCACGACCTCAGCGTCCGAACGGAACGGAGCGAGGCCATCACCGGTCTGCGAGCCACCCACGAGGGACGGTTCGGAGCCATTGGCGGCAGTGAACTTCTGGTAGAGAGCCGCAACGGCCATCTTCTGGGAGGCGAGGCCACCCTCGACAGCAGCGTTGTAGGCGTCCAGATCGGCTTTCGGGAGGTTCGCGGCAGCCCACTGGGCCATTTCGGTGAACTTCGCCTCACCACCGATCTCGGAGAGGACAGCCTGGCGGTGGAAGGCAGCACGAGCGATCTGACCCTCGATGTGGTCAGTCACCATGTCCCTCGTGATCCCGGCCTTCTCCAGACGCTGATACGTCTCGTCGGACAGGACACCAGCCTGCGAGAACTCCTTGACGAGTTCGTCGTACTTGAGGCCCGCCTCCGCGACTGCACCCTGTGCCCGTTCCTCCGGGGTCATAGCGTCGAACGCAGCGACATCCTCAGGCTTGATGCCCAAGGGGTTGTCAGCCTTCTCCGTGGCCGGCTTCTCAGCAGGCTTCTCGGCGGTTGGCTGACCGAGCTTCTTCTCCAGTTCGCCGTAGGACTTCACGAAGTCATTGACGGTCTTGAACTTCTCAGGCAGCCAAGCAGGGCGTTCGGGGGTCTGCTCCTGCGGGGTGGGATTGGTCACCGTGCCCACTTTCACGGTCTGCTCCGCTTCGTAGCGGGCAGCCATGGCGGCGTCGTGACCCTCAGGGGCTGCCTTGGTCTCTGTGACGTTGGCCCCGGTATTGATCTGTTCCGTCATGGAACCTCAGTAGGTGATGAAGCCGAAGGTCAGCTGCTCGCCATCAACGACGACAGTGTGTTCCTTGACTTCGGGGGTGGGAGCCTGCGGCTCAGGGGTGGGTTCGGAAGTGGTGGGAGTGACGGGGGTCTTTTCCCCCACCACGTCCTCATTCTTCTGCTGGTTGCGCTTGCGGGCCATTCTGACCTTCGGCTCCTTGCATCTTGCCTGCCATCTGCATGGCCGCTGGGCCAAGTTGGGCGAGCATTTCCTGCTGCTGCTGCGCCTGCATCATCTGCTGAACCTCCTCCTCCGAGCGGACGAGACCAGCCATGTCAATGCCGAGAGAGGTCCCGGCTCGCATGATGTAGTCGCCCGTGGATAGGTAGGTCGAAACAGCTTCCGGCCCCAGAGGGGACAGAACTTGTAGGAGCATCTGCAACTTGTTGAGGTCGTGTCCGCGACCGAGGGCTTCGAGACCTGTGGTGATCGCAGGCTTCATGAGTTCCCGAGGGAGTGGTGGGAGTTTCCCAGCGCGTTCCATCTGAAACATGATGCGGTTGACGAGCGGTAGCTGGAACTCCTGCGACAGGATCGAGTAGACGCCACCGAGGGCATCTTCGAGTTCCCCTGCCATGTACCGGATCTCCTCAGCGGTCACACGCTCCCCGGAACGCTGCACGGCAGAGTTCATGAGGAAGGCGTAGGAGAGGCGCTGCTGGATGATCTCGATGGTCTGGAAGGCGATGCGGAAGTCCGCGAACTTCTCAACTTGTAGGACCGACACGTCGTCAGCACGGCCTGCACGGACGGCACCGTTGGGGCTGTCCACGAGGGTCTTCTGTTGGGTCGTCCCGTTCGGGTTGACGAGGAACAGGACCTTGGCGGCTGCCGCCGATCCCTCCACGATGGACTGAGTGAGCCCTTCGAGGGAGCGGAGGTCACCGAGGTACTCCTCGACGTAGCCCCGGCCATAGTCCTCACCGTCGATCTTGGTCCACCGGAGCGGTATCCAAGGCGACTTGTCGAGGGGGTACTGGCCCTGAGAGCCGGGGACCTTTATCCCCTTGCACTCCTGATAGACGGCCCACTGGTTCGGCTTGCGCTGGATGTGGGTGTAGATGTCCGCCGACTTCTGCACCGAGCCGCCAAGCTCCTTCGACA